CAGGCTGATCTCGGTGAGGGTCAGCGCGATGATGACATTGCGGTCGGCGGGATCGCGCGAGGTGACCCTGCCGCCGACCGAGAACCCCTTGTAGACGCCGCTCGTCACCTTGTCCCAGGCGCGCGGGTCGACGATGCGGGCGCCGACATAGAGGCCCTTGTCGTCGATCCCCGCCTCCTCGGCGATGCCGACCGCCGACATCTGGTGCATCTCGCGGATGTTGGCGAATTTCAGATACCCGGCGAGCGCCTCGGCGAGCGCGTCGCGGGTGATGATCTCGCCCTGGTCGTCCTCGGCATCGGTCGAGGCATAGCCCCAGACCATCCGCTCAACGGCATCGACCTTGGCGATCGGAGCGTAAAAGCGCATCGCTGTGTGTTCCTTTGGATAATTTCTGGTCGCCATGGCCGGGCGAAATCCCGGTCATTTGCGTACAACCCCCGGGGCCCGTCCGGGCAGGACGTTAAAGAGCGGCTGGCTCAGTTAATGGCCAAGCGAGCCCTTCAGATCGGATTGGCGGCGACGTGCCGGTTAATGGACAGGTTTGCGCGCTTTTCCTCTTCGGTCATTTTGGTTTGGTCAGGAGTGAGTTCGACACCCTGACGGACGAGCCCCGTCAGTTCTCGGTGCTTCCGGTCCACTTCCAAGAAGATGTCGTGAATGTCCGGCGGAAACGGCGCGACGCAGTCAATCTTCGTGTGTGGCTTTCCCACCTCGAAGCCAGTGTTTCGGTCGAACTGCACGTCATCCTGCGTGTGTATACGTCGTGCGTAGATCGTCCCGTTATCAACAGCCGTCACGAGGCAGACCAGGCTTGCCCCATTGGAGCTTCTGGCGTGGAAAATATCTCCCACAGCCAGGTTCTGCAGTGCCGTCGCGCGATCAGACATAGTGTACGGTCTTGGTTATCACCTATCAAAAGTTGAACCTAACAGCTTCGTCGATGTGACGCCACCCAACGGCACCGCGCCTTGGGTGCCGTAGATCATCGGCTGGTCGGCGCCCGGGACCGGGTCGAGGCCCAACAGGCCGCGTGCTTCGTTGATCGCGTAGATGCCGTCGCGGACATAGGTGTCGATGATCTTGGCCTGCGCGGCCGGGTCGGCGGGGCGCTGGTCGGCCCAGGCGAATTCGAGGTCGGACTCGCCGATCACGTCCTGGATCACGTGGTCGACGAGCCGCTTGACCCAGCCCATCAGCGGCGCCTGGCCCTCGTCGAGCGAGGCCTCCTGCGAGGTCTCGGCGGTGGCGCGGTTGACCTGGCGGGTGAAGGCGGTCGGCGGCAAGGAGAAGGCGTAGCAGACGATGCGCGCCAGCCATTCGTCGAAATCGTTTGTAGGGCGCCTCCTTGAACGCCTGGTAGCGCGCGCCGGAGGGCCCCCAGACGAGGCGCGAACGGTTCCCGGTATTGCCCGCGAGGACGCTGTCGAACCATTCCTGGAACTGGCTGATCTGCTCGACATTCCAGCCGTCCGGCGCGTTGAGCAGCCCGGGCGGGACATTGCCGTCGGTGAAATGCTGCAGCTGCATCACCTGGCGGCGCAGCGCGACGTTGACGGTCATCACGATCTGCTCGACCGGCCCGAACCCGTAGGCCTTGTGCGGGCGCGGGTTGCGCGGCAGGTAGAGCAGCTCGTCGGCGGTCAGCAGCTTCCACGGCCGGCCGTGGATCACCTGCTCGTAGGCCGGGGCCGGCGGGCGCGGGCGGCGCCCGGTCTCGTCGACCAGCACCTTGATCGTCGCGCCGTCGATCACGTCGAGGCCAATCAGGGCGCCGCCGCGATTGCGGCGCAGCTCCAGGGCCGGCGCGTCGAGCACCAGCAAATCTTCGAGCAGCTCGCGCAGCCAGGTCGCGAACGGCCGCTCGCCGGCCGGCCGGCGCCAGAATTGGGCAAGACGGTCGGCTCGCGCGGCGGTATTGGGGCGCGCCGGCTTGTCGCCGCGCGCTCGGATCGTCCAGTCGAGCTTTTCGAGCTGGTCCTTGCGCGTCTCGATCGCGAGGCGGGTGATGTCGTGCGCCTCGGCCAGCCGGCGCAGCTCCTCGAACGAGATCGGCTCGTAGGAGCGCGGCGTGTAGATCGTGTTGACGCCGACGGGGTAGTCCCACACCCGCACCCGCTCGGGTTCGAGCGGCGCCAGGGGATAGCCGGGCGAAAAGATGCCCTGGCCGGGCTGATAGACATCGCGGAAATGCATTTCGAGACCCTGCTGCCCCCAGGTGTAGGAGGCGGTCAGCCTGGTCTTCGAGCCGCCGAGGCGGGTGTCGACGTCGGGCATCAGAAAATTTCCATTCGGTTTGAACCGACCGTGCCGGCCCCCACCCGAGCGCTGCGCGCTCTTCCCTCCCCCGTGGACACGGGGGAGGGTTGGGGAGGGGGCCGGCGTCGTGTTAGCGCTTCGACTTGATCCGGTCTCGGACCGGTCAGAAGCTGCTCCAGGCTGAGCGTTTCCAGCTGTTCGGGCTGATGCAGAAGTAGAGGTAGTTGCTGTCGGCCTCGAGCTGGCCGGTCTGGCAGGCGGCGCTGCTCGTCGCCGGCGTGCCGGTCGCCGGGAACAGGCCGTTGGCCGAGCCGGTCGCCAGCGTCACCGAGGCGACGCGGAAGTTCGAACCGTCGAATTCGAGCTCAAGGAACTCGTAATTCTGCCCGTAAAGCGTCAGCGACGACTGCGCGCCGCGCGTTCCCGGCAGCAGGATATGGCCGCCGCTGGTGCCGTTGACCTGCACGGTCAGCGACTTGCCGTTATCGCTGGCGAACCCCATCGACCAGATCGCCGTGGTCGAGGGCAGGCTCACCGTGAGGCTCGCAATCGGCGAGTTGTAGGCCGAGATCGCCGAGCCGCAATCGGCAGCGGTGGCGCTGTAGAGGCTGACCGGCGGGAAATTCCATTTCGTCGTGCAATTGACGCCCGACAACCCGATCGACGCCGAGGTCGCGGGGGTCACCTGGATCAGCCGGAAATTCGACCCGTCGAACTGCAGCACCGCCTGCTCGTAATTGCCGGCGACGAGCTGCAGCGAGGTGATCGTCGCACCGCCGCCGGGATAGAGGATCCGCGCGCTGTCGCCCGAGGCGGTCTGCGCCGCCGCGATCTTGGTGTTGTCGTTGGCGATCGCGATCGTCCACCCGGTGTTGATCGCGGTCGAAGCCGGCAGGGTCACCGTCAGGTAGCCGAGCGAGCTGTTGTAGGCCGAGATCGCCGTCCCATTGTCGCCGACACTTGCCGTATAGGCGCTGACCGAAGGGAAACTCCAGCGGCTGATCCCGCCGATCCCGGCCAGGCCGAGCTGCTGCGCGGTCGCCGGCGTCACCTGCTCGACCCTGAAATTGCCGCTGCCGTCGTATTGCAAGGTCAGATACTCATACTGGTGCCCGGCGAGGGTCAGCGAATTCTGGGAAGCGGCGTTGGCCATCGGATAGAGGATGTGTCCGCCGCTGGTGCCGTTGACCGCGATCGTCAGCCCCTTGCCCTGGTCGGTCGCGAAGCCCATCGACCAGCCCGACGGGAGACCGGTCGTGGGCGGCAGGGTCACGCTCAGCCCGCCGGTCGTGCTGTAGCTCGACACCACATTGCCGTTGTCGCCGAGCTGCGCGGCATAACCGGAGGTCGACGGATAGAGCCAGTTCCCCGGCCAGTCGCGGCTTTGCAGCCCGTTGGTGGCGAGCGTGTTGCGGGTGCCGGCGACAACCCGGAAATTGGTCCCGTCCGATTGCAGCTCGAGATACTCGTAATTGCCGGGCCCGAGCGTCACCGACGCCAGGGACTTGCCGCCCGACAGGATCGCGCCGGAAGGAGCGGTCAGCGTAAGCCCCTTGCCGTTGTCAGTCGCGAACCCCATGCGCCAGCCGGCATTGACCGCGCCGGGCGCCGGCAAGGTCACCGCCAGCGAGGCGCCCGGCGCGTTATAGGAAGAAATCGCCGTCCCATCGTCGATGCCGCTCGCTGTGTAACTCCCGGCGCTCGGGAACTGCCATACGGTCCAGCTTCCGGTGCCGATCACCGAGATGCCGGTCGATTGCGGGCCGCGGTTGACGACCGCCGAGGAATAGGTCGGGTTGATCAGCAGGTTGCGCGTGCTCGCGGTCGCGTTGACCGCGGTCGTGCAGGCGAAATACGGCGAGACGAACGTGTTCTGCCCGTCATGGGCGAAGGTGATCGAGAGGCAGGTCGGCGCCACCTCAAAATCGAAGGCAAAGACCGTGTTGGCGAAATTGTAGCCGTTCTCCAGCAGCATCGCGGCGCCGCCGGTGGCTGCGGCCGAGCCTGCCCCCGAGATGCGCGAGAACTGGACCTGTTCGAGCGCGATGCCGGCCGCCCCGCCGGCGCTGTCGGCGACCGCGTAGACATCGCTGTCGAGCAGGTAATTGAGCTGCAGCCCGCCGGCGGTCGAGGCGGTGCTCGCGTTGTTGACGATCAGATGATCGACTTTGAGCGAATTGTGCGCGTCCGAGAAATTCGTCTTGCCGATGATCACCGCATAGCCGGGCGTGTCGGCGTTGACGAAAAGAGACCCCTCTTCCTTGAAGTAGAAGCAGCCGGTCGGGCTCGGCACCGTGCCGCCCGAGCATTCGATCTGCACGACCGGGCCGGCGGCGATCGACCGGCCGTCGAGGGTCGCGCCCTCGGAGATCAGGCGAAACCCGCTCGCCGCCTGGCCGGCGTAGTCGATCACTAGGCCGCTGGTCACCTTGTAGGTGCCGGCCGGGATGTGGACCGGCCAGCCATTGGTGATCGCCGTGGCGATCGTGGTCTGGATCGCGCTGGTGTCGTCATGGCTGTCGTCGCAGGTGGCGCCGTTACAGCGCACGTCGACCCACGGCTGGCCGGAGCACACCAGCACCTCGCCGCCGAGCGTCGCCGTGCCGGTCGTCGACAAGGTCGAGAAATTGCCCGGCGATTGCGCGTGAGCAGGCGTCGGGAGCCAGGGGACAGGAGCCAGGCATGCCGCGAGGGCGAACGCGCGTGTGAACTTCATGCTGATCACGTGCCCCTCCGCTGCCTGGCCCCTGTTTCTTCTGACCGCTCTTCCTCGCCAATCATCAGCGCCGGGCCGCAGCCGGAATTGGGACGGTACGTCCTTCGAGGCCTCGCTGCGCGAGGCACCTCAGGATGAGGGATTTTGGTGATGCCATCGTCTGATGGTCCTCATCCTGAGGGCGACCGAAGGGAGCGTCTCGAAGGACGCAAAAAGCCGATGCAGCCATTCGGGCCGCTTCTCACCAGCGGCGTGCCGCGAAGACCTGGCCGGTGGTGGCGCCGTAAAGGCTCACCGCGCCGGCTGGCTTGTAGCCGGGAGGCGTCACGAAAATCCCGCCGCTCGCGGCGAGCTGGAGGCTGGCGCCGCCATCCGAGGCGATCCCGGTGTCGCAGACCCACAGCGCGGCCGAGGAATTGTTTTGCACGAGGAACCCGTTCACCGGCACCGCGCCGCCGAACAAAGTCTGCGGACTGCCGCCGGTGGCGACCGTGCCGCTGCCGTCACTTGCCGCCGCGCCCGCGGTGTTGATCACCGGCAGCGGGTTTTGCGGGCCCACGGGGCTGGCGACTCCCGCGCTCACCGAGGCCGGCGCATGCACCGACACGAGGTTGCCGCTGCCGTCGAGCTCGGTCGACAGCGATTGCACCGTGGTGTTGGCGTCTTTGACGAGAAGCGTCATGGAGCGTCATCTCCTTTGGCGAGGCGGCGATACGCCTCGAAAATCCCTTGGCCGGGGATCGCCGCGACCAGCAGCTCGGTCAGCGCCCAGACCAGCGCATCGACCCGATCGGGCGAGTAGCCGGCCGCGGCGCGGTCGAAATCGTGAGCGAAGCCGCACATCTGGTCTTCGAGCGCCGGGAAGGCGCCGAGGTGATGCACCCTGCCCTGCTCGTAGAGCGCGGCGACCGGCTCGGCGCGGGCGACCTTGCCGCGCGCGGCGTGGACCGCGGTGAACGGCACGGTCGGATCGACGACGCGCAAGGTCGCCTCGACCATCTCGCCGCCATTGTTGACCTCGGCGACGATCCGGTCGGCGGCGTGCGACCGATAGGTCGCGAGCGCCGCCTTGGCCCATTCGGTCGGCGTGTAATGGCCGGACAGGTCGGCGAGCACATAGCCATGCCCGTCGGCGTCCTTGCCGGCGACGACGATGCCGGTCTCGTCCGAGTGCTCGCCCGAGCCGGCGGCGGGATCGATCGCCACGACGATGCGGGTCAATTCCGGCACGCTCGCGATCCGCGCCGCGTCGATGATCCCGTGGCTCCACAACGCGCCGGGCACATCTTCGAGGATTTCGGCGTCCAATTCCTGGCGGCCCAGGCGGGTGCCTTCGTAGCGCCGCACGATCTGGTCGAGGAAGGCGGGCGCGAGATTCTCGTGGTTTTCAGAGGTCGAGCCGCGCGTCACGACGACTTTCGGGTCGGCGAGCAGCGCCTTGATCAGCCCGGTCGGCCGCGGCGTGGTGGTGACGACGGCGCGCGGGTCGGCGCCCAGCCGCAGACCAAAGAGCAGCATGTCCCAGGCCCCCGGATAGCGCCACGCCGCCAGCTCGTCGCACCAGGCGAAGTCGTGCTGGGGGCCGCGCAGCCGGTCCGGCTCGTCGGCCGAATACGTTTTCGCTATCGCCCCGTTGGGCCAGGTCAATTGATGCTTTGACGGTTCGTAGGCGGGCTGCTGGTCTGGTGAAGCGATCGATAAGAGACCGCTCTCGCCTTCGACCATGACGCCGCGGGCGTCGGCCGCGGTCGGCGCGATGAGGGCAATGCGCCGCGCCCCGCCCCCCTCGGCCATGACACGAACAACTTCCGCGCCGGCGCGAGTCTTGCCGTAACCTCTGCCAGCCAACAACAACCACACCCGCCAGTCACCGGTCGGCGGTGTTTGCGCTTTGCGAGCGGTGCGTACAAACCAGGTTAAGTCGATATCCTCATGTACGGCCTCTTCATCCGTCAGCGCGTTGACCGCTTGATCTCTCACCCGCTTCGGCAGCGAGGCGATCCAGGGAATCGATAAGTCGGTGACGCGCATTTTCCGCTTCTTCCGGTGTCGGTCCGTCGTCATCGGGGGCAGAGCCGGCGAGAGGCTCCATGCCGAGATAGCGGGCGATCGCGTCGAGAGCGGCTTTCTTGTCGTAGAGCTTGACGCGATACGGCTTGCCGCTGCCGGCGGATTGCACGATCTCGGCGACCGCGCCCAGCTCGTCCGGCTCCTTCACCTTCATGATGCCCGTATCGTCCCACTCGACGATGTGGCCGAGATTGGCGAAAGCGATGCGGGCGTATTCCTGGAGCACGCGGTCGGCGGTGATGTCGAGCCGGGCGGCGCGCTCGACGATCTCGTCGAGACGCGCCCGCGCGGCCTTGCGCCGCCGCCGCTCCAGCCAGAGCGACTTCATGGTCATCGGCAGGCCCTGAAGGGAGTTTCGCGGGATCGGCCAGGCCCGTCGCCTTGCCCACTTCCGCCAGCGTTCCTGTTTTGTACCAAATCAATCCGGATTTGTCAAACGAAAAAGTGTGTCATTCGCATCTTTATCGAAAATGCGTCTCCAGCGCGCCTAATGCGGCAATGAGGATTCCGGATGCGGCTTCCTGGGTGACGCGCCGACCGGCCCAGCCCTGCTCCTGCGCCCATTCCTTCAGCGAGCGCTCCCAGCCGACGACGTGCCACAGGCACGACCCCGCCGGCGACGCGATGCCGCCGACCGCGCGGATCGCGCGCCACACCGCATTCCGCGCGGCCTCGGCCCGCAACCCCGGCGCACGGTCGCCGCGCCGGGTCGGCTTGTCGCCAAGGCTCAAGCGCGACAGGTCGAGCGCGCGCAGCGGGTCGAGCTGGGCCACGGCAAAGCGGTGCCGGAAATCCTCCCCCGCCTGCCGCATGCCGGAGGTGATCGAGCCGCGCCGCTCCATGATCGCCAGGGTATCGATGGCGCGGTACGGCCGCGACGGGCGGCCGGCCTCGTCGGCGATGACCGAGGGCACCACTTCGACCGGGCCGTGCCGCAGCCTTTCGGGCGGGATGATATCGGCGGAGATCGCGGCGGCCCGCGTTTGCCGGCGCCCGGTCATTCATCACCTATACGAACAAAACGAGAACATTTTGCTCGTAAAAAAACCGGGTCAGGTTTTCAAAGCGTCGCAGAAGGCGATCGGGCGGGCTGCGGAACGCACGCCCTTGCCTGCCGCCAACCGCGGTCGCCAGCGCTTCCGCTTCGCGCAAATGGCGCCCCTCGCGAGCCGTGCCGACGGCGATACGGCACAGCGCGTGGTGGCGCGTGCAATAGGGCGAGCCCGCACGCCGCTCGGCGCCGCAAACCTCCTTGTCGTCGATGATGAAGGCGCAGCCGTCAGAGTCACCCTCACCGATTTTTCGGTCCAAGCCGTGCCATGCCCCGCCATCCACGTTTTTCTCCCCTGCCCTCTTGCATTTATCGCACGTCGCATATATTATCACTTCCACGCTTGTCAATACGGTAATGATGCGATGGATACAAATTGGTTTCAGGGGGCCCTCGAACGCGTCGGCGCGACCCAGGCCGATCTCGCCCGCCACCTCGCGCTCGCGCCGTCGGCGGTCTCGCGAATGCTCAGGGGCGAGCGCCAGATGAAGCTGCTCGAAGCGGTGCAGGTGGCGCAGTTCCTCAACTGCTCGCAGGACGAAGTGCTGCTCCACGCGGGCGACGAGAGCGCGCCGCCGCCACCCGAGCATGGGCGGCGCGGGCGTCCGCCACGCGCGGCAACCTCGCCCTATACCGGCTTGCGCAACGACAAGATGCCGATCCGCAGCGCCGGGCGCGGCGGCGGCGAGCAGCGGATGTTTCTTGAAGACGGCCCGATCGGCTATACGGCGCGCCCGGCCAACCTGGCCGGCGTGCGCGACGCCTATGCGATCTACATGATCGGGGATTCGATGGAGCCGCGCTACATGGCCGGGTGGCTCCTGCATGTGAACCCTTTCAAGCCGCCGACCCGCGGCCGCGACGTCGTCGTCTACAAGACCGACCAGGCGGTGCTGATCAAGACCTTCGTCGGCTGGAACGACGACGCGCTGGTCTTGCACCAGCTCAACCCCGACGAAACGCTGCGCATCCCGCGCGGCGAGGTGGCCGAATGTCATCTGGTGGTCGGCGTCGACCAGGAGGGCTGA